AAATCATTATGTGCCGCCAGCAGAACCCTATGACCCATACAGTATGAGTTGGGCAAAATATGACCCCGAAGACTGGTAAAATTAGTGTTATTATAAATAGTTACATTGAAATAATTACTCCGTATTATGACAACTTATTATACCTTAACAAAAGGAAACTATTATGGCTCTTAAATTTTCAGAGTCACCAGCAGTAACTGTTCGTGAGATTGACCTAACTGGAGTTGTTCCATCGGTCACATCTACTACGGGCGCTTTTGTCGGTGACTTCAACTGGGGCCCTGTAAACACGCCTGTTCTTGTCGGTACAGAATCAGAACTCGCGTCCACTTTCGGGTCTCCTCTAGCGGGAGATGCATACGCAGGCGACTTTTTGTCTGTCGCGCATTTTCTAAAATATTCTTCAAGCGCATTCGTTGTTCGTGCACCTAAGTCAGGTTCTGCTACTGCGGCTGCATCACCATTCTCTGCAAAGTATCCAGGCGTATTGGGCAACACACTATCTGCTGATGTGTGTGATGCTTCTACTTGGGAAACTCTTGATTCGGACGGATCTGTTGTTTCTTCTTGGTCCTACCAGTCACTATTCTCTTCTGCTCCAGAAGGCGATGAACTACACATAGTAGTTCTATCAGGAAGCGATGTTGTCGATACTTTCGCGTATGTTTCAACAGATCCATCTGCGAAACTAGACAACGGTTCAACCAACTTCGTCACTGAAGTTGTCACTTCAGGTTCATCGTGGGTAGATTTGTCAGGCGTTCCAAGCGCTGGCACATATAATCTAACAGGTGGCTTGGACGGAACTACACCAAGTTATGTTGCGGCATACGGTGTGTTCGGTGATAAGGACACTATCCAGATCGACTTTTTGGTTCCACCGGCGGGTGGTCAAGGTGATGCTGTCACAATCCAACAAGAATTGGTCAGTATTGCAGAAGCACGTAAAGATTGTATCGCAGTTGTTTCACCAGCATATTCTGGTACGTTGACTGTAGATGCAATGTTGGCACACGTAGCATCTCTAGCGCAGAACTCATCATATCTAGTTGTCGATGGCAACTGGTTGAAGGTCTACGATAAGTACAACGATAAGTACGAGAACATTCCGGCGGCATCATCAACTGCAGGTATCATGGCTGCAGGTGACGTAACAGATGCACCTTGGTTCTCACCAGCAGGTTCACGTCGTGGTCAATACTTGGGTGTTACTGACATTCTAGTCAACCCATCTAAGACAGACCGTGATCGTCTATACAAAGCAGGCATTAACCCAATCGTCAGTTTCCCTGGCCAGGGCATCATGCTTTACGGTGACAAGACACACATGTCTCGCCCGTCTGCATTCGATCGCATCAACGTACGTCGTCTGTTCCTAGTTCTAGAACGCGCAATCTCTGCAGCAGCTGAGAATGTAATGTTCGAACTGAACGATGAGTTTACTCGTGCGGAGTTCTCAAACATCGTAGAGCCATTCTTACGTGAAGTTCAGGGTCGTCGTGGTATCACTGATTTCCGTCTTGTTTGTGATGAAACAAACAACACGCCAGAAGTTATTGACCGCAACGAATTCGTCGCATCTTGCTTTATCAAACCAGCACGTTCAATCAACTACGTAACTCTAAACTTCGTAGCGGTGAGAACTGGTGTTGAGTTTGAAGAAGTCGTCGGACAAGTATAAGGAGAATTATCATGTCACTAAGAGTAGACGATTTTAAAGCAAAACTAAAAGGTGGCGGTGCACGTCCTAATTTATTTCGTGTAACCCTAAACTTTCCAGCGTACGCCGGTGGTAACGCAGAACTAACTTCATTCATGTGCAAAGGCGCACAGTTGCCTGCATCAACAATCAACGCTGTAGAAGTACCATTCCGTGGTCGTCAGTTGAAGATTGCTGGTGATCGTACATTTGAGGATTGGTCAGTTACAGTAATCAACGACACAGGTTTCGAAGTTCGTAACGCAATGGAGCGTTGGATGAACGGAATGAATGGTCACACTGCAAACACAGGTTTCACAAACCCTGTACTATATCAAGCAGATCTAATCGTAGATCAACTAGATAAAGATGGTAGTGTACTGAAGAGTTATAATTTCCGTGGCGCATTCCCTAACAGCGTTGCCGCTATCGACCTATCATATGATACAGTTGATACAATTGAAGAGTTCGAAGTAGCTTTCTCAATTCAATACTGGGAGTCAAATACCACTAGTTAAAGGTATTATAAGTAACATTGAAGGGGGTGTTAACTCACCCCCAATTTATTATAAGAGGATTTTATGGCAGACGAACGAAATATTTTCCAAGCATTCGGTTTTGAACTAAAACGCGTTCAAAAGATGAAAGACGAAAATAATAAAACACCATCCATCGTACCGAAGGTTGATGAAGATGGTGCTGGGTATGTCACTGCATCCGGTTCTTACTTTGGTCAGTACATCGACATGGACGGTGGTGCGGCTAAAGATAATGCAGAACTAATCAAAAAATATCGGGCGACGGCAGAGCACCCAGAGTGTGACGCTGCTATCGAAGATATCATCAACGAAACAATCGTTTCGTCAGAACTGGAATCGGCCGTATCTATTAACCTAGACAAAGTCGAAGCTCCGGACAGAATCAAAAAAACCATCACCGAAGAGTTTGAAGGAATCGTTGGTATGCTCAATTTTGAAGAGCATGGTCACGATATGTTCCGTTCGTGGTATGTTGATGGTCGTATGTACCACCACTTAGTTGTCAACGAATCTAACCTAAAGTCAGGTATTCAAGAGATTCGTCCTATCGATGCAACTAAGATTCGTAAAGTCAAAGAGATAAAGCACAAAAAAGATCCGAAGACTGGCGCTAAGTTAGTCGATAAAGTTAATGAGTTCTATATCTACCAAGATAAAGGCGGCGCATCTACTGGCATCAAGTTAACACCGGATTCTATTTCGTATGTCACTTCAGGTCTACTAGACACTTCAAAGAAACGTGTACTATCTTATCTCCAGAAAGCAATTAAACCAGTAAACCAACTGCGCATGATGGAAGACTCTTTGGTCATCTATCGTTTGTCTCGTGCGCCGGAACGTCGTATTTTCTATATTGATGTGGGTAACCTACCAAAGGGTAAGGCAGAACAACACATCAAAGACATCATGTCTCGATATCGTAACAAGATTGTTTATGATGCGAACTCTGGTGAAATCAAAGACGACCGTAAGCACATGTCAATGCTAGAAGACTTCTGGTTACCACGTCGCGAAGGTGGCCGTGGTACAGAGATAAGTACTTTGCCTGGCGGAGAGAACTTAGGACAGATCGACGACATCATTTATTTCCAAAAGAAGTTGTATCGTTCGTTGAACGTGCCACTGAATCGTTTGGAACAAGAGTCGCAGTTCTCGCTAGGACGCACAACAGAAATAGGTCGCGACGAAGTTAAGTTTCAGAAGTTTATTGACCGGCTGCGCAAAAAGTTCGCACACCTATTCTTGGGTATCCTAAAGAAGCAGTTGATTCTAAAAGGCGTTTGTACTGAACAGGACTGGGAATCTTGGAAGACAGATATTCAGGTTGACTACACTAGAGACAACCACTTCGCAGAATTAAAAGATTCCGAACTGTTGCGAGAACGTCTCGCTACTATGGATCAAATTGCCAGTTATGTGGGAGAGTATTTCTCACGTGAATGGGTTATGAAAAATGTAATGATGTTTGATGATGACGACATCGAAGAGATGTCAAAACAAGTCGAAGCTGAGAATGAGAAAAGCGGAGACGTAGATGATATGGAGGTATAATTTATGAGTGATTTAGATACAGAATTGGATTTAGAACTAGAGACCGAAGAATCCGAGGCGGAGATTGATCCAACTCGAAGCTTCGTAGATGCTCTTCAAAGCGGGAACTTCACCGGAGCTGAAACTTTATTTAACGATATTTTGGGCGGCAAAGTGCAAGATGCGTTAGACGCAGAAAAGGTTGCAGTTGCAGATCAGATCTTTAATGGCGTTGAACCGGAAGAGATGGATCTGGATGACGAAGTAGAGGTTGACGACACTTTAGACGTTGAATACGGAGAAGAAGCAGAAGAATTTGGATCTGCAGATTCAGAGTTGGAAGAAACCGAAGAGTCGTGAACATAGTTAACACCATGTGCCACATATGGATAGGACATTTAAGCCCTCCATTGCAGTGGATGAACACATGGAAAGAAAAACACCCCGACTGGAATTATTATATTTTTACAGATGAGATGTTACGTGGCAGACAATGGCACAATCAACATCTAATCGCAAAGTATTATAATCAAGGGGCGTACGCAGGTGTTGCGGACTTGATCCGATACGAACTGTTGTATGAGCAAGGTGGATTTTTACCGCCAGCTGATGCTGTGTGTTTGCGTAATACGGAAGAACTTTTCACTGCGCCTGCGGATCATGCGTACACTGTATTTGAGAGCGAGACTATTGTACCTAATTTTATCTCACCAATACAAGCGTGTAATCCAGAAAATACATTTGTTCGAATGTTAATTGACGAACTGCACAAACTGAGACCTGAAGACTTGGACCCTAAACCGTACAAGTCTACGGGCAATGAATGGTTATCGCAATTTGTACCAGATAAAGAGAAACACAAACTGGTAATATGGCCGTCCCACTACTTAATACCCAGACATTTTAAAAAGAAACATGTCTACTATGATGGTCCAGATCCGGTTTATGCCGATCAAATGTTCGGTAGTACGAAACATCTTTATCGTAAATAACAAAAAGTTCCATTTAAAAAACTTTTTTGTATAAATACTTTCTAAAGGAGACTTATTGTGAGAACTTTTAAAGAATTACGAGAGGCGAAAGATACGGTCGTTTTCAAAAAGAAAATGTCCGGTTATCCAGTCGTAATCAAGAAAACTGCGAAAGGTTTTCATCTATCAATTGATGGAGATTCGGTCGACACATTTAAGTCACAGAAAGAAGCGGAGACAACCGCGAAACAAGTCTTGAAAGACTTAGGAAAATAAAATGAAACTGATTAGCGAATATGTAGAAACTGACATCGAATGCATCGTTGAAGCCAAAGAGAATGGCGAGAAGAACTTTGTCATTGAAGGTGTGTTCGCTCAAGCAGACAAAAAGAATCGTAACGGACGTGTTTACCCAAAACAGATTATGGAATCTGCGGTAAACAAGTACGTTGAAACACAGGTTAGCAAGAAACGCGCTGTGGGTGAATTGAATCATCCAGAGGGCCCGACAGTTAACCTTGATAAAGTTTCTCACCTCATCACAGACCTTAAATTGGAAGGTACGGATGTGGTTGGAAAGGCACAAATTTTGAATACTCCAATGGGTCAGATTGTGAAAGGTCTCTTAGAGGGTGGTGTTCAATTAGGCGTGTCAACTCGTGGAATGGGAAGTCTTGAGAGTAGAAACGGCGTCATGTACGTCAAAGAAGACTTTATTCTTAATACGGTAGATATCGTACAAGATCCAAGTGCACCAGAAGCTTTCGTTAATGGGATTATGGAAGGTGTAGATTGGGTTTGGAATAATGGTATTCTGGAACCTCAAGTCATTGAAGATATAGAGACTGAAATTAAGCAAGCACCAATTGCACATCAACCTGAAGTGCAGATGCGTGAGTTCAAGAATTTCCTCTCGTTAATCAAATCTAAACTATAAGGAGTCACTATGACTGATTTAAATCAAGCAGTAGAAAGTGAAATCCGCGATCTAGATGTTGAAACAAACGAAGTCGTGGAGGAAACTCTCGAAGAAGCGAAAGCTCCTACTACTAAAGGCGATGCAAAGGTAAGTCAACCAGTTGATGAACCAGAGTCAATCTCTACTGTAGATAAGGCAGCTAAGAGCACTTCAAAGACTGCCCCACCTAAAACAAAGGCAGGCATGGTTAACGCTATGTACAAAGCTGCTTCTAAAATGAAGAAAGAAGAGTTAACTGCAGCGTATACCAAGATGTTCGAAGGAACTGATCTAGTTGATGAGCTTGAAGTATCTGACACAAACGCAGAATTAGCTGCAATTGTGGAAGGTGAAGCAACTCTATCAGAAGAGTTCAAGGAAAAGACATCTGTTATTTTCGAAGCTGCTGTTAAGTCAAAGCTTTCTGAAGAAGTAACTCGCCTAGAAGAGCAGTATGCTGAAGAGCTTGCTGAAGAAGTCGAAACAATCAAAACTGACCTAGTCGGTAAGGTTGATTCATACCTAAACTACGTGGTTGAATCTTGGATGGAAGAGAACAAGTTGGCAATTCAGAACGGTCTTCGTACTGAAATCGCTGAAGGGTTCATGAACGGAATGCGTGATCTATTCGTAGAATCTTACGTTGAAGTTCCAGAGTCTAAGGTAGACCTAGTTGATGAACTAGCAGAACAAGTATCTGAGTTGGAAGAGAAACTAAACTCAACTACTGGTGATGCAATCTCACTTGCTGAGGAACTAGAAACTTACAAGCGTAACACAATCATCGCTGAAGCTTCTCGTGACCTAGCAGACACTCAAGCTGAGAAGCTACGTGAACTTGTAGAGACTGTTGACTTTGAGAACGAAGAGTCGTTCACTAAGAAGATCAACACTGTCAAGGAATCATACTTCTCAAAAGAAATTCCAGAGCAAATTGAAGAGTCAGTTTCAGAAGACGCTGACGAAGAAGTAGAAGTATCATCTTCGATGAATCACTACTTAGATGCTTTGCGTAAAACCTCTAAGAAATAAGGAATCTAACAATGAACAATTCATTCGATCAATTGATTGAGAAGTGGGCACCAGTACTTAATGAAGAGTCTGCTGGTCAAATCACTGATCATCACCGTAAGGCAGTTACAGCTGCTATCCTAGAAAACCAAGAGCGTGCACTATCAGAAGAGCGTGCTGCAATGGGTGGTTTTCTAACAGAAACTGGTCCAACTAACAGCGTTGCTGGTGGCCAGGTATCAAACTGGGATCCAATCCTAATCTCACTAGTACGTCGCGCAATGCCAAACCTAATGGCATACGATCTATGTGGTGTCCAGCCAATGTCTGGTCCAACTGGTCTAATCTTCGCGATG